CAAATACAGAACAGCCAAGCTCTCGTAGCGTCTTAACGATAAGCGAATGATTTGAATCAACCCTTTTAGCATAAGTCATTGAATTGTAATAAATTAGAGGTTAGTATCTAAACACTTTACACCAATAGGGGCAAAAATGTCAGGTTATTATCTTACGGATGAACAATGGATAGCAGAGTGGAAAGCAATAGGAAGCCCCGCAAGATTTGCAAAAAAACATAAATTAAACATTCGGGCAGTATATAACCGCAGAAGATCAATAGAAAGTCGCTTAGGCATTGAATTGCCTACTTTCAATGACGCAAGAATACCTATTAGCAAAGTAATGCAAGCAGAAGGTCATACTCGCAGAGGGTTTGATTTAGAACAAGGTAGAGTCATTGTTTTTAGCGATGCACACTTTTGGCCCGATATTACGACTACCGCCTATAAAGCTCTATTAGAATCAATTAAAGAGTTTAAGCCTACAGCTATTATTTGTAACGGAGACGCTTTCGACGGGGCCGGGATCAGTCGCCATCCTAGGATGGATTTCGACAAGTTGCCATCTGTCAAAGAAGAACTTGAGGCTTGTCAACATTATTTAGGTGAAATTGAAAAGGTAGGCAAAGGTGCAAAATTATTCTGGCCGCTTGGGAATCACGATATGCGTTTTACTAGCAATGTGGTTAACTTTCTTCCTGCTTTTGAAGGCGTGCCTGGGACTTCTTTAAAAGAGTATTTTCCTATGTGGCAACCTTGTTGGTCTGTTTGGATCAATGAGGACACTTGTATCAAGCATCGGTGGAAAGGTGGATGGACTGGTGGTAGAAACAATGCTGTCAATTCAGGCGTAAACATGATTACAGGGCATACTCACGTTTTATCTAGCATCCCCTTTAACGATTATAACGGCACTCGCTATGGCGTTCAAACAGGCACTCTAAGCGATCCTAATGGCCCACAGTTTAACTACACAGAAGATACGCCTAAAGATTGGAATAGTGGCTTTGTAATGCTGACCTTTGAGCGTAGCAAATTATTACAGCCTGAAATGGTACGAGTGTGGGGCGAGGATGAAGTTGAGTTTAGAGGCAAGATCCACTCAGTATGAAACTGACACCCGCCATCTTACGCAATCTTTATAGTGCAATGGTATGTTGCGAACCATATTGCAAATGGGATATGCCTTTACCAGAACAAATTAAATTTATTGTTGATGCAGACCCAGAAGCGATGGGTACATACTTGCACGATGATGGAGATTGGGAACACATAGTCACAGTATCAGAAGCTCGTTGTGGGCATCTTTACACAGTTATGACAACGCTATGCCATGAGATGATTCACATGAGCCGAGCCAACACAGTCACTCATGCTTGGACTAAACACGATGCCACATTCAAACGCAGAGCAAAGCGAGTCGCTACCGAATTAGGTTTTGATCCTTTGGAACTCTAACGAATCTTCTGTAATACCAATTCGAGCAGTTCTTCTTCTGTAGTAGCGTACTCTCGCTCAAAGCGTTTGCGACCCATTCCGTGAATACTGGTATTTGCTCCTCGATGGTGGTAGGGGCACAAGGGTATAACAGGGGCATCACCTCGTTTACCAGCTCGTCTAATGTGATGCAACTCCGCTGGAGTCCCTTCATTGCCTTGTTTGTAGCAGAGGATGCAGCCAAATCTCGCCAAGCGATCATAATGCGCTTTTTGAGCCTTAGTGGACACTAGTATTCGTATAGTTTTCTATGGCTTGTGCTGATTCTTTAATAGAGCTAACTAATGTATGCACTTCATCGTTTTTGTTTTTAATTAAAGCATCGTACAAATGGTGAATTGATGATTTAAGTTTGAGGATGTGTTCTGCATAGTCGTTCATTTAGTTATTCTTTCTAATTGTCTATTGTTAGCTTGTTCTGTACGCCAGGTTTCCCACCGCATTTCTGCTGCCCTGATCTGCCATTTTAATGCTTCTACTTGTTCTGTCGCTACTCCAATACCCTTACATAGCTCTTGATATTCAGGGCTAGAGTATGCCTCTCGCTCTTGCGCTCCTAATGACTGTTCACTAGATTGTTTCATCTTGATAGCTCTGAGGCTGTGCTTATATGCTTCAAGCTCTGCTAACTGACCTTTTGCCTTTGCATACTTGGGAGCGTTATTATAAATAAACTCTACTGCATCGTTTGGATTGTATTCTTTCATATTGCATAGCTCCATCTAATTTTATCAGCCTTGCTTTGTAATGCGTTTCTTTTTCTTTTTTCACTTGACCATTCTTGAAATTTACTAACTGTATCTAGATTCCAATTAGCAGCTTTATAAATTGTTCCAGAATGAACCTCAGTATCTTGATAAGAAACAAGCATAGTTACATCTGGAAAACGCTTTTGTATATCCTTAACCATTTTTGAAATCATCCAGGTAGCAGTAAATTTTGGTGCATCAGGCGCAATAGCTAACCTTCTTAATTCAAGCCATACATGGTCTTTTGACATACGATTGCCAGCCACAGGGTCAGTCCACATAGCAACTGCAAAACAATGATCTTTGTATTCTGCGCCATAAAAAACTTTGTGAGCATTTCTAATCATATTTGAATGACTTGTAACAGGCAAACGACTATGCCAATCCGCATTTTTTTCCATAGCATAATCAACCCCTACCTCACGCAAAGTCATCAACTTTGGGCTTTCAGGAACAATTCTAGGAAAATCAAATAAATCCATTACTTTAATGCAAGCCAAAGACCAATTTGACTAAACGCATAACCTAACCAAATAATTGCGTTAGGAAACGCCCCCTTGCGTAATTGCAAAATACCTACCATCAAATATCCAAGCCCTGTTGCTGCGATAATGGTTTTTTCCAACATTTGTATTCCCCCCTGTTTCCTAATTGATACTGTGTATAAAAATCTTTTAACAATGCTTCTGGTAACTGATGCTTTGAAATATACAATCTAAATTTAGCCAAACCCCACTCTGATCGCCACTTACATAGCTGGCGCACCCCTGCTTTATGTATCGCCTCTAGCTCGGAGTTCCCGCTGTTTGATGACATAATCCTTCATTTCGTAATAGCTGTTAAAGCGGGCCAATTTAGGGTCTTTACCACATTCAATTCTATACGCTTCTTCAATCTGATCGTTAGTTATTAACGGATTTTTCTTTTGTGTAATAACTGATTCTGAAACCCACTCAGCTTTGAATCCAGCCCAACCTCTTTCGCAACACATCTGCATTACATCAGAGAGGGACATTTTAGCCTTATCTGCTTCTCGTTGTAATCCTTTAAAAGCTGTTTCAGTCCATTTGGCATTTTTTGCTTTGCGAACTGCTAAGTAATCTTTAAACAAAGAATCAGATACACCTTCAGGTGTTTTTAATTGGTTTTTAGTTTTTGGTTTATGGTTATTGGTTAATGGTTCTTGGTTCTTGGTTACGTTCTGATTCGGTTCTGATTTCAGAGCTGATATCTTTTCTGATTTGATTCTGTTTGCATTTCTGGCAGACTCAGCCTTAGCATGATATTTAGCTATTTCGTCATCGCAACGCTTATTTATCCACCCAGATGGGGTTTCTTCAAAAAACATAAAAAGAACATACTCAACTTCGTTTAAGTATTCTTTCATGCCAATGTGTCGAGCTATAAGATCAAATTCGCCTTGAAATGGCTTTTCAGATAAATAGTAAAGGTCAATAAGCCTGCGATAAGCTAAATCTTCTATAAGACTTAAATGGCGTGTATGTGAGGCGTAATCGCCAATGTGGAAAGGGTAAAAATTCACTTTATTCCTTTGTCAAAGGTAGTCAAAAAGGTGGACATGGCGGGCGGTGACTAATCGCTTTTCGGGGATGACCCTAGCCTGTCCATAGAGTTTACTACAACTTATTTCTTTTTAGTTTGTTGTTTTTTTACAACAGTTTTCTTGGGAATGGTGTCCAGAACGCTTGAAACATGAAACATTTTGCCGTTACGTTCCATCATTATTGCTTCCACCAAAGTGCAAGTCATTCCTTGCTGGACAAGAAAATGCAATCCTTCCTTGTCATAATGCACGTGGACTTCGGCTGACCCGTCTTTATTTTCTTTGATTTTTTTAATTAAAATTTCCATTAGTGTTGCCCCGAAAAAGCAACTGGGCCAAGCGCATTTAACAAATCACGATGCGCTTTAACTTCGTTAGTTAAAAAAGCAATTCGTTCTTGCAAAACTTTAATTTCTAAATCTGCTTGTTTAAGCATATCTACTAACATTTCTTCTCTGTTCATAATAATTCAGGCCAAATTAGATGCCAGGATTGAGGAAATAAATCCTTGCGTGTGATTAAACCATGCGACTCCTTTTCAAGAGTTGCTCCTAATACTGCAAAATGTGCTGCTGGAATGTTGTTTTTTCGCCACATTGATACAGCGTGAGGTGAAACTCCTACTAATTTAGCCACTTTTGTAGTACCCCCAAGCAGATCAATAATTGCCGAATCTGTGATTTTTAGCTTCATTCAGGAATCTTACACCATAAGTAATTATTTTTGCAAAGGTATTGACAAGCCAATCAATTTGCTTACAATCAAGGGTATAGCAACTTCGCTATGTCATTTAAGGGGAATTTAAATGGATGAGTTGTATCAAGTTATGACCGAAATGGAGCAACGCTTGGAAATAGCGTTAGACAACATGGAATACGGCACAGAACTGTCGCAAGACGATGTGGATGTTATTCGTGCAGCTTGTGGAAAGCCAAATAACAAGCGTAATAATCTATTGCAATCCGTGTTTGAAGATTTTGGTAAAGTCTTTGGAGGTTCTAATGTCTAAATTTTTAGAACTTCGCAAGATCAACGTCAACGACCATACCGAGCGCAAAGGTCGTTTTACTTATCTTTCTTGGGCGTGGGCCACCGATCAGTTGCTTCAAGCCGATCCCACAGCAAGCTGGGATTACAAGTTATTTCAACAGCCTGATGGGTCTTTGTTGCCTTATTGCGCTATTGGCGATACAGGAATGGTGTTTTGCACAGTTCATGCTTTTGGTAAAGCAATGACATCACAGCTACCAATTATCAACAATATGAATAAGCCGATTGCCAATCCTAATGCAATGGATGTCAATACTGCTATGCAACGATGCTTAGTCAAAGCGATTGCCTTGCATGGCATTGGTTTGTATATCTACGCTGGTGAGGATTTGCCAGAAGATGAAGCACCAAAACAAGTGAAGTCTAGTCAATCAATGAAATCTGTAGCAGAAGATATTTTATAAGGGGAAACAACATGGCATATACACCAAAAGAAGGATCAGGAAGTCTTTTCAAAAACGAGCGCAAGGCTTCTGACAACCATCCTGACTTTACCGGAACAATCATGGTCAACGGCAAAGAACATTACTTATCTGCCTGGACTAAGACATCCACTAAAGGATCAAAGTTTCTTAGCGTATCAATCGGCAAAGAAAAAATCCCACAAGGATTTAAACCAGCAGGATCAGACGAACTACCAAAGGATGATCCGTTTATAGATGATAGTACCCCGTTCTAAAGGAGAACACCATGCAGAACCAAATTAAAAACCTTGTTGAGCAAAGCTCTAGAATAAGTTGGCAGCCAGTAGGTGTAGATGAGGAGCAACTGCTTATCAGCTTTACACCAGAAGATTTAGCTGCTGTAATTAATGCGGTTCTGCACGTTGCTGCCAATATGTGCGAGAACTATTACGATTCAGAACGTATCCTTGATTACGCAAAAGGAATTAAATGACTTGCCGAGTATGTAAGTTTTTTGTATTTAATCAAAACGATATGATGGGAGCTTGTAAGCTCAACCCTGTGGTGATTAATAAAATGCCACAAGACTGGTGCGGGCAAGAAATTCCAAAAGAATATGAACCAACTATCAAAGATTGGGAAGATGCAAATACAGGCATTACAATAACTGTTGCTCCACAGGCTACAATCGTTGCCCAAGAGTCAACATACGATATACACACGGATGCAGTAAAACCAAAAAGGGGAAGAAAAAATGCAGGAACAAAAGAGTGAATCAGGCCATTGGTACACCAAAGATGGAGAGCCAGCCTATACGATTGAACGAGCCGATGGAAAAGGATTCCGCAACACGACTCTTAGAGATGCAAAGAAGCTGGGCCTTTTACCGAGCGTTACTACCATTCTCGGTGTGGCGTCAAAGCCTGGACTCCAGAATTGGCTTCAGCAGCAGGCTATCCTTGCAGCCCTAACGCTACCACGCAATGAGGGCGAGTCTGAGGAAGATTACTTAGACCGAGTTCTCAACGACTCTAAAGCACAAGGCAGAGATGCAGCCGATAGAGGAACACAAATCCACGGCATCTTAGAAGCCTTTTTTAGCCAAGTTTTACTGCCTGAAGTGCCTGAGTATTGCCGTAATGCAGAAAACGCCTTAAAAGCCTCGTTTGGCAATCGCCTATGGGTTACTGAGAAGTCTGGTAGCCATGAGCTAGGATTTGCTGGAAAAGTGGACTTACACGCTAAAGGCGATAAGATTAAGGGCATTGTCCCTGTAGTTGCAGATTTTAAGACAAAAGAAGTCCCTTTAGAAAAGGTCGTTCCATACGAGGATCATATCATGCAGTTGGCTGCCTACCGAGAGTTATTAGGCTTGTCAGATGCTCGGTGCGCTATTGTTTTTGTCAATGGATTGACCAATGAAGTCAAGGTCTGCGAGATTGAGGAAGCGGATTTGCAGAAGGGCCTAAAGTGCTTTTTTCATCTGCTACGCTTCTACCAAATTAAAAGCGGATTGGTCGTATAATATCTTTGGGGCTGGGTTGGTGATCCCCCGCCAAAATTCCTTCCGTGAGGTCTCAGCCCCACCTTTCGTAGCATAAAAACAACACATAAAATATATTTTGCACAAAATGGTTTTTTTGTGATTTTTATATTTATAGTTACATATATCAGGTCACTGACACTATTCGGCACAGGCTATAGGAAGCGACATGTATACAAAAAGACTTTGACCTGATACTTTTTAACTTAGGGGGAATTATGAAAACAATAGATTGGATTGGTGTAGTTGTATTGGGTATTATCTTGGGCGGTATGATTGGCTGGGGTTTTTAATGAAATTGAACCCTGAATTTGAAAGCCCTGACTTTGCTCAATACAAGTGCTATCTTGTGGGCGGTGTGTTGCATCTTCCGCATTACACCAAGCCAGGCGTGTATGTAGCACCTTGCATCAAGATTGTGAATCAGTTTGGTCGTAACGAATACCCAGCTCGATTCTTTTACAAGCATGAACTGTTAGCGATGGGCGCAGTAGAAGTAATGGAAACCCTATGGAAAACTTATGCGAGGGACAATAAATGAACGCATACAAATTAGCGGAAGAATTGCAAAGAGCTATTGCTGACAATATGACTGATTTGGTTTGTGTCCAAGACGCAGCTACTTTGCTTAGAAAACAAGCAGATGATCTTGAATATATGCAAGACCAGTTTGACAGGGCCATTGAGTTTTTAGCCAAGTGCAACGGCTGGAGCAAGAACAAGTGAACGCAAATGAAATAGCTGATAAATTAGAGCAAGGTCATTGGGAAGGCGGCACAAGAGAACAAGCAGCCACCATGCTACGCCAGCAACAAGCTGAAATAGAGGCGTTGAAAGCTGAATTAAGGCTAATTGATGAATTAGTAACTGGAAAGGCACAAAATGAACAATGAACCAGTAGCGTGGAGAAATCTATGCGTAAGCAATATCGGTGAAGATTCTGAATGGATTTATAACGAAATTGGTCAAGGTGAACCACTCTACACCCATCCAGCAAAGACACTAACAGATGAGGAAATAGAGGAAGTGTTTAGAACTGTGGAGCAAGACTTTGCTTTAACAGAATCTAAAAAATCCGATGGTGGTTGGAGAAACTTTCCTGTTGAATTGGGCAGAGCAATACTAAGAAAGGCGCAAAAAAAATGAGCTATGAACACTTTGTCAATAATTATCAAAGATACCTAAAAAGCCCTAGAACGCTCTCAGAGGCTTTAAAAGACGCTGAGTATGCTACCGCCATTATTAGACCTGAAGAACCCGAATACGACCTCTTATGGGGCTTTTTAGGGGCTTTATTGTTTGTAGCGGTGTTCGGTTATGGCTTTTGGCGATATGTCAACTTATAAGCCCTTTAGCCAAGATTTACACGATGTATATGATGCGCCTGCTCGTCAGGCTGTATCGACTTGGATGCAGATGAAAAAGGGCTATGAGGTGCGGGAAAACCCTAATCGCTATGGAGTTGACTTAATCTGCTTTCGATCAGGTTCTCCAGTTGGTGCGCTTGAGGTAGAAGTTCGTCAACCAGGTTTTGATCTACATCGTAGTATTCACGTAGGGCAGCGCAAAGAAAAACTATTTCAGGAAGGTCTGCCGACTCTATTTTTTGCCTTAACTCAGGACTTACATCGTGCTTATTACCTGAAAGCAGACTTGATAAAAGATTGCCCATTGGTAGAAGTCCAT